GTATATCGAAATTGTTATTCTGTATTTCTATCGGAGCTTTGGCTACTGGTTTTTCAACACCCCTCTCAATCACAGGGGGTGGAACAGACTTAGTACTCAAATTTCGGCCAGCATACACGAGACCAGCGACAGCCAAAAGTGAAATGGGATCTGCCATTGTTACTTCTTACCGACATTTTTATTAGCGTACCTTTGCTGAAAGAGACCATTCTGAACTTCGGCGCGAGTGCTCGCTGGTTCATATCGCATGGTACGGAGAGGAACTTTACATTCCATGTTGGACAGTGGGAAGAGATTACGTTCATAGGTTTGGACGATGTGCTTATTGAAACGGGAAGTGGTTTGCGGGCGGAGTTGATCACTCGTATCAATGTACTGCGCTGGTGATCCCTTACCAGCCATATAGGGAGCAGTCCCATACAACATTGTGTTGGGGCGGCATCCACCACAGTTGAGAGTACTGGGCTGAGGATACACAAAAATTTCATCGGTCGCCCTTACTAAGGGGAGTGCACCCGCGTTTTGAACTATAGAAAGGCCAGGCTGGAGCTGATACGCCATTTATTATTACACAAGAATATTAATTTATCTACCAAACATTCCCGACCGCTTATCTCCGTTGCTACCCAGACCAGAAAATGCCTCTAGTTGGACACCACGGGCATTGGGATCACACTGTCCTGTACCACTCTTACACATTGGGCCATTCTTCGCACCATACAACCACTCCGCGAACGCCGTCTGGTCTCCTGCAATAGTCGTCACTGGATTGGATACAAATTGCCGATCCACACCATTCCGCATGTACTTGGGAAGGGGTGATCTTGAACGCCCCCCATCCATAGGAATCTGCCCAGTCGTGTAATTATTCACGAAAGGCTTCACACTGGGATAATAACACGCTTGTAACCTATTAGGGGCATCTGTGAAATCTGTGATGAGCACATTACCCATGGGGTTGTCCTCGGTGGGCACCTGGCACATGGATTCACCATCAACTGTATATCCAATGGTATCCTTTACCATATTCGACCTATAAAGAACAAAGATGACAGAGAGAACCGTTGCACCTAAAACAAATATCCGTGGATCACGGCGAATGAGATAAATGAGACAACTCGCATAAATAATAAAACGAGAGGCGGCGTTAATACGATCTTCTGGGGTTTGCTCATTTATGGGCCAAAATTGTGAAACCTTATCAGCTCTGATGAGCTGCTGAGGATCATCAAACCAAACTTTCATTTAATATATATCGAGGTTTATTTTTTAGGCATACCACCAAGCATACCACTCATCATCTTCATGAGAGCATCCTGGTTGAGGTCACCGTCACCATCTTGCATTTTTTCGGCACATTCCTTCGCGATATTCTCAATCATCTTTAGGGTATCATCGGGAATGGAAGTGATTGTCGTACCAAGCATGTACAATGTCTGGAGATATTGCCAAGTTGCAGACCTGGTAGCGACAGACATACGCTCCCAATAGGTTTTGATATTGAGATCCTTAAGAAAGTCAATCGTCTCAATTTCATCGAGAAGGAATGACTCATCCTTCGATGAAATCTTATCCGCATAAGGGGTAACTCCCTTCATATAAGCATCCACTACAAGGCGTGGGTTGGTGGATTTGAGTAAGTCGAAAGACGTCATCATCTTCTTAATGCCTTTTTCCTCTGGAAAAGTCTTGTGCAATTCCACAAGAAATTGACCCATCATATCATTGAATGCAGTGACAGACGCCATTTTCTTATTATATCGTTGTAATCTTTAAGTTTAGAAAGGATCGGTGGAAATAGACTCCTTCTGTCCAATACCACCCGAGACGATAAAGAATACCAATACCGCGTTAAGTACAGCGGGTTTGGTGTATTTATTGAGTTCCAATTTACCTTCATTGTTGAGCTGCGCCTTCAAGTGAATGTAGGCCGCGGTGATACCTCCCGCGATGAGAGCAGCGCTCATGGGGTCACGGAGATAGTTGGAGAGTTCCATTTAATTATACCGGGGATTTTTTGTACGCTGTTCAGGTGCGTCTCCAAAGAATACGTCATCATCATCCGGTTGAGGCTGGGCCTGGGTATGGACTTGGTCATGAGGCTCAACCTGGGGTTGGGGCTCCATTTCCTCCATCATTCCCGACGCGGGAGCCTGAACACCTGGAACAGTTTTGAACTCATTTTCTAGACCAGTAGGCTCGGGGTCAGGAACACCCATGGGCTCCGGTTCCATCTCAGGTTCGAGATAGGGCTCTGGTTCAGGCTCACCATCGAACACATCTGGATCGGCACCATCCACAACTTCCCCATCTAGGGAGATATCCCGAGTCTCCTGTGACATGTAGGTCTGGAGAATCTGTTGCACGGGGATGAGCTCCTTAACCGTGTTCTCGATACAGAGTGTAAATCGCACGGTGAGCTTATCATCCCTCATATATTCGCTCTGCTCATCACTGAAAACGTAAGGGTCTCTGTAGAGATCCTTGGCGATGTTATTGTAGCACGTCTGGATGAAAACTTCCTCAGTTGGGAGTTTGAGTGAAATCTTCTTATTGTCCGCCTTGAGACGAACCGCGGAGAGGATCTTCGTACAGGCAACAAATACGGCGGCTAGAAGGTCATTAAACCATGCACAACGGTTAGTGATGTTATCCGAATGGTTCTTAGACATGGCGTTAGACCAGTTGGGAACTTCCTTGAGAAGCTTCTGGAACATAATCAGAACCTTACGACCTTTGGACAAATTCGTAGCTTCGTTATGCATATCCTGAAAGACTTCAATCATAGGTGGGCACATGAGGAGACACATCTGGCCAAGGTACTCTTTTTTCGCTTCGACCAGTATATTGAGGTTGTCCATTTATGATTAAAGTGGTTTTTAAATTGAGATTTTACTACGCACCCCCCCTGTACTTATTTGCAATCTTCTTGAGGTTCATGAGATTTGGGAAGCTCGTATCTTCCTCCTTTTCAACTTTGGGTTTTTTCTTTTTCGGTACAACCCAAGAAACATAAATATCATGATCACTCACGAGTTGAACGGTAAATCCACCCAGTATGAATTGTCTAGCGATGTACCTCGCAGCTACACTTCTATCAAACACAGGATATCCTAACAGAAACCCTGGAACTGTTAAGAATATCTGTTTGTGACCAAGTTCTACACATTGTTTAATTTTTGAAGAAAACTGTTCGTAAATTCTCATGTAAATTTCTTTGCGAATCTGCTTTCTTTTGTCATCAATCTTAGTGACATCATTGATGCTGATCATTACAATTACTGCAATTTATTTTTTACCGAATCCAACTCAGCCTTGGTTGGGACCGCAACCTCTTTGACAATTTTGTAATCGAGAAACTCTTTACCGGGGGAACCATCAGAGAAGGCCTTCACATCACTAGGTACCTGAACACCAAGAGGTTGGGAACGGAGAGAAATGAGAGTGACCTTACCACTCTTCTCAACCTCGTAGGAAGCAACGACGGAGAAACCGAATGCGAAACCGTCTTTCTTCACAGTCATGAACATACACTCATAGATGTCCTTATCATCACCCTTATAATGACGAACAGCTGTCGTCTCGATGATATACGTGCAGAGACCTGTACGCTTGGAGATTTCCTTATTGGCTTGGAGTACAAACTCTTCCATGTTGTCATTATCGATACTTACTTCAACCTCTGTATATTTAGAAAGGTCTGGTCTGGGATCATCAAGCTTCACAACCCCAATTGGTTTTGTGTAGCCTGAAAGACCGAAAGCCTCAGTGAAAGATTCACGAGAAGTTGTGAGATAAATCACCAATACGAGAAGAATGATCACTATAAAGTAGTTCATATTTACTATAATGCGTTAATTTTTTTTTAGAAAATACCCTATAGATAATAGATAATAGATGTCGCTCCTGATCTTTAGTCCAAGATGCAAACACTCTATGGATATCATTGAGTATATTAACAAAGTTCCCCAGCTGAAGCAATTGGTAAGTTATCATAATATCAATACACAGGGCATTCCACAAAATTATAAGAATAAGATCAACCGTGTCCCCACCATGCTCACGAAGAATGGTAAGATTCTAGTGGGGAATGAGATTAAGAATTGGTTGGATTCGCTCTTACCAAAAAAAGAGGTTGAGAATGGTGCGATTGGTGGTTTCGGGGGGTCTATGTTCAGTCTTGAGGGTGGTGATAACAACTCGGATATGTTTCGTCTTGATGATTATGGACAGTCTCTCCAACCCGCGATGACAAAGGAACTCGAGGAAAAGATTAACCGTGAAGTGTCAAAGGGTGTGGCGTATACAGATATAAAGATGTAACGCGCGTATCATAATAGATATGAAACTTGTGACGATACAAGCTTCTGCTTTTAAATCTACATTCGAGGTACTAAAGGATATCCTTAATGATGTGAATATATATTTCAGGCCAGATGGAATGTATGTCGTCACCTTGGATACTGCGAGGACCTCTCTCATTGATATGTATCTTTCCGCTGATAACTTTGAAGAATATCACTGTGACCAGGAAGAGATTATCGCTGGTATCAATATTTCAAACACTTTCAAACTTCTGAAGACAATCACTAACAATGATGTTCTCAAGATGGCGATCAACTCCAAAGAATATATGGACATTGAGATTATCAGCGAGACGAAGAAGACGAACTCTAAGTTCCAACTCAAACTCTTAGACATCAATGAGAGTCGCATCGAAGTCCCCGATGTTGCGATGACGACAATCACCACCCTCCCATCCGCCGACTTCCAACGTCTCTGTCGTGACATGTCTAATATCGGGACAGACATTGAGATTTGTCGTGAATCTAAAAACATTCATCTCAAGTGTGAAGGTGACTTCGCCAATCAGGAAACCACCATTGAGTGTCCCGATGAAAGTCCAAAAATTACAGGGCTGTATAGTTTAAAGTATCTGAATATCTTTACAAAGGCGACGAGTATGTGTGCGTCTGTGCAAATTATACAGGAAATTGGGAACAGGTTTTTGATTCTCAAGTATAATGTAGCTAATCTGGGGGAACTCAAGTTTTACCTAGCGACTAAGGTATCTGAAGATCCGTAGTGAAATCCTCTAGTGTTGAAAGAGTCTTTTTCATACCTAATGTGTTGGCTAAAATAATTTTGGGAAAACTCTCTTTGAGTGTCTCCCTATCATAGTATAAAAAGTCTTCGAGTGCTACTTTTTGTCCATGGAAATCATTCCTCGGACCCGAGTATCGTTTCACCTTTTCAGTAATGTTTCGTATGGGTTTGTCATCATGATCGACTATCCAAGCACTACTCAAAGGGATACTGAAGTGCATCGCATTATCTTCATTCTCACCAGGTTTGAAATTAATGTCATTTGAAATAGCTGTATATTGCTTACCATTGAAGTAATACTTCACACGAAGAATGAGTTTCTTAACATTTTGAGGGGTCAGTGTGTGTCGAAAGTTTTTACCTGTAGCATTCACATAGTAATTATCGAGAATACCATCTTCCCAGTCTTTACCCTCTTTCAACCAAAAATCATCTTCGATCATGTAACTCATATCATGATCCACATCATATTCAATTTCTTCTGAAATAATTGAATAATCTCGTGGCGTGGTAAGATATTTGTAAAAAAAGAAAATGGAACTTAAAAGTTTGGTAAGCATATCTTTATATGATATGGAAGGTAATTTTTTAAGTAGGTATAATAACCGAATAGATGAATGGAGTGACCTAATAAAGAAAGACCCAACAAATAAAAAAAAATATGAATCAGAAATGGCAGATTATATGATAAAATGTATGCCATTTATGAATCAATATGTCGATGATGATAGAGAGGGTGGTGATGAATCGATAAATACAAATAACGTTTTCAATGTCAAAGAGACTGTAGGTCTGAAGAGAAAGGATATATTCAGGGATTATCTCATAGAAGTTGAAAAACAAAATCTACCCAAACCTTGTGAACGAATGCGAGATCAATGTAGAACATGTCCAGATAGTAATCTACTCCATTTTCAAAACACAAGTGATCTCGTGTGTGAGTCATGTGGTGCAATCGTAGCAATGTTAATTAGTGAAGAACTGACATACAAAGAAGAGCAAGAAACATCCGAAAAAGTTGTGAATTA